CTTTAGGTGTTGAACTTCAAGCAACTGGTGAAAACGCCGGTACATGGGGAACAAAAACTAATACAAATTTACAACTTCTAGAACAAATATCTGGTGGATTTATAGCAAAATCAATAGCAGGTGGCGCACAAACAACTGCTCTAGCTGTTAGTGATGGATCAACAGGTGCAGAACTTGCACATAGAATGATTGATTTCACAGGGACAATTACAGGAAATCAAATTGTAACGATACCTTTAGATGTTCAAACTTTTTATATTTTAAGAAATTCAACTTCAGGTGCATACACAGTACAATTTAAATATGCATCAGGATCTGGTTCAACATTTACTTTTTCAGCAACACAAAAAACAACTAAAATAGTATTTGCCACTGCAAATGATGGGACTAACCCGGACATTATAGAAGTGCAAACAGGTGGAGATGTTGTTGATGATACTTCTCCACAATTAGGTGGAGATCTAGATACAAACGATTTTAATATTGCATTTGATGATGCACATGGAATTAATGATGAGAATGGAAACGAACAAATAGTATTTCAAACAACTTCATCTGCAGTAAACCAATTAGATATAA